GATGAATGGTGATAACAAATCTTCAAAGATTTGAATACCTTTAACCTGATTGGCAATATCTTGATAAAATCCGCTTGGTGTTATAACCAATACCTTGTTTATAGATACATCACCAGCAAATCGTAATACACTCGAAGTTTGCATTATAACAATTCTTTGAAGTTATTTAAAATAGTATCAATAAGTTGAGAGGAAACTATCTTGATTCTACGTTTCTTTTCATTTTCAGATTGTTCAAATTGACGATTTGAAACAGAAAGTGCACCCATAGCAGTTGGGTGAACAATATTACCTTTAGAATCTTCATAGTGGTGAACAGCGTCTGCTTGTGTACCATACTTGTCTGTAATATATTCTTCTAATCTTGGGATTGATAATACCCAATCCTTTCTATAATCAAATCGTTCATTAACCAACATAACAATCCAATGGTATTCAGCATTACCATAAATTTTCTCAGCAACTATTTCTGGAGTTTCACCATCAACAACATCATACTCATCGTACACTGTAATGTTAGCAAGTATATCTCTACGGAAACGAATATTGCGAGTAATGTCTGTTAGAACAAGAGCATCACGTTTGTTTTTAGTGAACTCGAAGTCATAAAGAAATTCGGGGAAGTCTTGAAAGTACATTATAATCCTTCCTTAATAAGATCTTTATGGAGAGTAGAAAGTTCTTTAAAGTTTAACACTACGTTAATTTGAGTAGGCATACCATTATCAAAAGAGTTGAACTGTCCGTTTGGAGTGTAGTTAATACTCATTTCAGTTAATACACAAGAAGTGTGGCGATGTAAGTTTTTATTTTCTTTACCATTTTGATAATATGAAATATCAAACTCTGAAGGATAAATGTATAAGAACTGATTAGTATCTTTAAACTCTGGATGCATATGATACTTAAACTGTTCAATAATACGTAATACGTTTTCAGCTTCAGCCATATCACGTGGGAAGAATTGATAATCGAATTGGAATGTTCTGAAATCTACACTCTTGAACAATTGTTCTTTCTTTGGGTTAGCTGCAAGTCCCATTGCTGCTGATGCAGCAGCACCTTGCTTATCACTCTTCAATCCCATTGCACCAACTAAAGCTGCAGCATCATTACCTAGTTCGTTAGCCTTACCACCCTTAGCCAAGAATTTTGTAATAGCTTCAGCACCACCAGCTGCTGCCTGATAAGCAAAAGTATCTTCTTCAGAATAACTCACCCCATAGCGAATATTTAATTGGTTAGGTACGTGAAGAGCAATTGCAGTTTTTAATCGTTTTTGTGCACGTGTAATAGATGCAGCTTGAGTAGCTGCAGCACCGATACCGATAGCAGCTGGGGCAGCATTCAAAGCAGCACCACCAACAGCACCTTTTTTACCAGCCAATAATCCACCACCAACAGCACCTTCGATAACTTGTCCTGCTGCATTTAATCCAACAAACGCTGCTTTAGATTTTCCACTTGTACCATCTCCAAACAATCTCTCATTCTGAGCAAGTAATCCATTACTTCTCACACGTGGTGGGATATCTGCCACAGTTTGAACTGTTTTATCGTTAAACAGTTTAGAGTCAACTGCTACGTTAATGTAAAATATAACATAGTTTCCACCATACTCGTAACTCATCAAATTAGATGGATACGAGTGATTCTGTATGTCGTATTTACTGTCGAAATCTCTACGTTCAAGTGGACCACCTTGATACGATTTTGAAGGTTTTGCGGCTGTTAAAGCCTGTTCTACTATTCTATCTGCGTTTGGCATGGGCTACCCTAAATATTAGGAAATTACTACTATTATTTAGGCGATGTACCACAAAAGATTATTTAAACCTTTATTCCCAGAAAAGTATACTGGAGACCCAACGAACATAATTATGCGTTCGTCTTGGGAGACTAGATTTGCTTCTTGGTGTGATAAAAACCCTGCCGTTATTAGATGGAAATCGGAAGAAACCGTAGTTCCATATAGATGCCCAACAGACGATAAAATACATCGTTATTTCGTAGACTTTCAGATACAAGTTAAACAAAAAGATGGTATATTAAAGACGTATCTGGTAGAAGTCAAACCATTTAATCAAACCCAACCACCTGTATATCCAGGAAGACAAACTCAGCGTTATTTAACCGAGTCTATGACGTTCATAAAGAATCAAGCTAAGTGGAAAGCTGCTATTGAATACGCAAAAGATCGTGGTTGGGAATTTAAGATCATAACTGAGCATGAGCTTGGTCTAAAGTAACCTAAATAATTGTATGGCTAAAAACCCATCTACACTCCAAGACGTTTTTGAACGTAACAAGTACAATCTTGACGATGCTGTTAAGAAATCTCGTGCTTGGTTCAATCAACAGGCATTGCTTATGTCTAAGCAAGGAATGACCCCACCTAAAGTGTTAAAGGGTAATCCAGCTCAATTAAAAATGACCATTCTTCCAGGTAAATTGTATATGTTTTTATACGATCCAAAACTGAAGAACGAACTTCCTTATTACGATAGATTTCCCTTAGTATTCCCATTTAGAAAAGTTCAGGGTGGATTCTTGGGGTTGAATATGCATTATTTGCCGTATCAGTTAAGGATTAGATTATTAGATAAACTTATGCAGTTTGCTAGTAACAGTAAACTAAATGAAACCACTAGAATTAAGTATTCTTGGGCATTGATTGATGGTGTTTCAAGATTTAATGGAGCGATCCCTTGCGTTAAACATTATTTGGACGACCACGTCCGATCTGCGTTTAGGGAAGTTCCTTCAAACGACTGGGCAACTGCTATGTTATTGCCAGTCGAAAGGTTTGTTGGTGCAACTACTCAACAAGTTTGGACAGACTCAAAAAGGAAGATGGGTTAATAAATGGCTCTTTTCAATCCGCCAGCTCAAAAGAATTCTGGTTTACGTAACTTTATTTCTAACATCAAAACCGAAGGGTTGATGCGTTCATCACGCTATGCTGTGATGATGACACCCCCAAAGTCTTTAGGCAATATTGTGAATATGAGAAAGCTACTGTTATTTTGTTCAGAGATTTCTCTCCCAGGTCAAGCTCTAACAACTAATCAGATTAGAACTTATGGTGAAATTAGAGAAGTTCCTTCTGAGAAAATGTTTGACAACATTAGTATGACTTTCTACGTTGACAACAATATGGAAGTTAAACTGTTCTTTGATCGATGGATGGATTCTATACAAAACCCATACACTAGAACATTTGAATATTACGATAATTATATTACAGATTTAGATATTGACGTTGAAGATTTAAAAGATAGAAAACGATACAGTGTTAAACTATCTGAGTGTTATCCTAAGAGTATCAGTCCAGTAAGTCTTGGTTATGAAACTAAAGACGTAATGAAACTTCAAGTGAGTATGAATTACAAATACTGGAGATCTACGCCATATGGAACTCCGAAAGAAACTAAAGAATCTCCATGGTCTAGATTCTTACAGATGCCAACTATTAATGGTCAACCAATCCCTGGATTGACTAGCGTACCTACTGAATATACAAATAACTTTGGTGGGTTTCAACAACAAGTGAATCAAGGAGAAACGCAAGGTATGACAACTGGCGTTACTTCTATTTTTTCTGGGAGATAATAAGTGAGCGATACTAAGTTATTTAAATTATTAGCAATACTTATTCTATTGCCTGTAGCTTTAGCGTATTTTGCTGATGGGGAAAAGTTCCGTTATCCTTGTCAGAACCCAGCAAACTGGGATAAAGATATTTGTAAAATGCCTTTGTGTGATGTAACAAGAACTTGTCCAGAACACATCTTCAAAGGACAAAGAGATCCACGTCTTGGACCACCAAGCGACCAACCACAACAATCTAAACCAGCACCATCAGGAGTAGCTTGCAAATGAACTTATTTAATAAACAATCTGAAGAGAAGGAACTATTCGTGTATACAGAAGAGCAACTAATGGCTCGCCTGAAGTTTTTTATTGGCGTTTGCTTAGCATTAACATTAACTGGTATCGTGTTTGTAGTTTTATACTCACTAATTTTTGTAACACAACCACTAAACGCTATCAGCCCAATTGATCAAAAGTTCTTTGAACTTATTGTTCCGATTGCTACGTTTCTAACTGGAACTCTATCAGGTATTATGTTAGCTGGTAATGATAAAGCTGCTCAAGCTGAAGCATTGAAAGCAGCAAATTCTGGATGGAATAAACCACCATCATCTCCAACACCACCAATGGGTGGAATGGGAATGCCTCCTCGCCCACCAATGCCTTCTATGCCTGGAATGCCACAGATGCCTCAAATGCCAATGGGTAATCCAATGAGTTCTGGCGGTTGGGGTGTTACTAATCCAGCGTCTGTTGGTTTAGAACCTGGAGATCCAGTTGCTAGAAATACACGTAACGATTAATGGATAAACAAGAATCTTGGATGAATAGTAAGTGGCGTCCAGCTATGGGCTGGACGTATATGGCCATTTGTATCCTAGATTTTGCAGTTTTTCCCATAGGCTGGTCAGTACTACAGGCAGTAGCTGACGGTACAGTAACGAGCCAATGGGATCCTCTAACACTTAAAGGTGCTGGATTGTTTCATATGGCAATGGGTGCCATTTTAGGTATTGCTGCTTGGTCACGTGGTCAAGAAAAGATAGCTGGTGTTGTTGCACCACAACCTATTATGAAACCAATAAATACTAATTTGGAAGATCCACCTGTTCGTAATACTAGGAATGACTAATGAAACTTGATGATAAATTATCTGAAGTTTTCGATACTCCAGTGGTAACTAAAAATGAAGTTGAGATTATTGATGCTGTCACTGGAGAAATAATTGAGAAACCCTCAGATAAAATTGAAAGTGACTATGATAAAGCACGTGGTAATTTACACGAACTATTATCTAAAGGGCAAGAAGCATTGATGCACGCTTTAGAAGTTGCTAAACAATCTGAACATCCACGTGCCTTTGAGGTTGTGGGTAACTTAGTGAAACAGTTAGCTGATGTAAACCAACAATTGCTAGATTTACATCAACAGAAATCTAAATTAGATGGTCCAAAAGAATCATCTAAGAATGTAACAAATAATGCTATCTTTGTAGGTAGCACTGCTGAGTTGAATAAACTTATAAAGAATATGACTAAAGGAGAGTGAGTATGGCTTTACCAATGAGTAACACCCCAACGTATACGTTGACAATTCCGTCTAGTGGGAAAGAAATTAAATATCGCCCATTTCTAGTTCGTGAAGAAAAGGCATTAATGATTGCACAACAGAGCGAAGACCCAATCACTATGGTCAATACTCTAAAAGACGTTATCAAGTCTTGCGTTGTTGATAAGATTAATCCTGATGAATTGGCTACGTTTGATTTAGAGTATATGTTTACACAGCTACGTGCTAAATCTGTTGGCGAAACTATTGATTTAATTTTTCCATGCGATACTTGTGATGATGAAAAAGCCAGAGTTCAAATCTCTTTTGACATTACGAAATTAGCTGTAGAGAAGTCACCCGATCACCAGTCAAACATATCATTATTTGGTGATGTTGGTGTTGTTATGAAGTATCCTACGCTACAAGTATTGAAGCAATTACAGAACTTAGACACAGATAACCTTGATGACTTATTCAATGTTATCGCTCAATGTATAGATTACATTTATCAAGGTGAAGAATTATTTTATGGTAAAGAACAAAGTCAAGAGGAACTTCTTGATTTTATTAACAACTTAACATCTGATCAGTTCGCTAAGATTCAAAAGTT